TAAATAATGGTTACGGATATTAAACATATAAATAAAGTTATAATAATAGTCAATACAATACAATGAACGAAATTATCGATTTGATTGCAACTGATGCTTCTGCTGCGGATATTAGTGATAAAATAAAAGATGCTCTATATTCCAAAGCAACAGAAAAAATAGAATCACAACGTTCCGATGTTGCTGTATCAATGTTTGATTCACCAACAGAAGATGAAGTGACTGCCGAACTGGAGACCTCTGAGGACGAGTAATGCCATTAAACACAAATATATTAGCTGCAGAAATTGCGTTACCAACAACAACAGGAGCTGCCACAAGTTTTACTGAAGCTCGTGTCGTTCGTCTTGTTAATACCGATTCTAGTGCACACGTTGTGACCGTTGTAGAAACACAAGGTGGAACTGGTATAGGATCATTCACAATGCCAGCTACATCAGTTGAATTTCTAGAAAAAGAATATTCACATTGTGTATTTGCAACCAATGCAGCAGTTAAAGGATCTAAAGTAGGATTTACCCATTAGAAAAATGAAATTAATTACCGAAGAAGTATCACAAGTTAAATTTATCACTGAAGGAAAAGGTGCTAAAAAGAAAATGTATATTGAGGGAGTTTTCCTACAAGGGGATCTCAAAAATCGTAATGGAAGATTATATCCAGTATCTACCCTAACTCGTGAAGTAAATCGTTATAATGAATCTTTTGTTCAAAAAGGTAGAGCACTTGGAGAACTTGGACATCCTGAAGGTCCAACAGTTAACTTAGATCGTGTTTCTCATAAAATTACTTCTCTTCGTCAAGAGGGAAATAACTTTATTGGTAAAGCACAACTTCTAGATACTCCAATGGGTAAGATTGCAAAATCACTTATTGGTGAAGGTGTAACTCTCGGAGTTTCATCTCGTGGTATCGGATCACTCAAAGAAGATCGTAATGGTTGCAAAGTAGTTGGTGAAGATTTCATGTTAGCAACTGCTGCTGATATCGTTGCTGATCCTTCAGCTCCTGACGCATTTGTATCAGGAATTATGGAAGGAAAAGAGTGGGTTTGGGAAGGAGGAATTCTTCGTGAACAACATGCTCAGAACATTAAAGACAGAATAAATGCTTTAGGTGGTCATCAAAAACTTGAAGAACACAAACTAAATTTATTTACTGAATTTATTTCAAATCTGTAAGTTCTATAAATAATATCAGATTACACAAAAATATCCATTGGGAACAAATTACAAGACATGGAAAACATCGAAGAAAACGTAGTAACCAAAGGGGCAAAACCAGCCGAACCTATGCCAAAATTAACTACTGGTGGCACTGCACCATCGTACGAAGATCTTGGTGGTCCAACTCCTGAGAATTACAAACCTGATGATGACTCAGCAAAATTAAAAGATGCTGGTGCAATTTTAAAGCAGGTAAAAGATATTGTAAATAAAAGTGCTAAGTCCGCTGATCCAATGCCAAAAGGCATGAAAGAGGAAGAGGAACTTCCTGAAGATCAGGTTGTTTCCGAGGAAGAGACTACTGAAGAAGAAGTAGTTGCAGAAGAAGAATCTTCAACTGAAGAGGTAGTTGCAGAAGAAGAAACTACTGAAGAAGAAGTTGTAGAAAAAACTGAAGAAGAAATTGCAATTAATGTTGAAGATGACATTAATGCACTTATTGCAGGTGAAGATCTTTCAGAAGAGTTTCAAGCAAAAGCAAAAACTATTTTTGAAGCTGCAATTAAAACAAGACTTTCTGAAATTAAGGAAGAATTAAAAGGTCAGTATGAGACAAATCTAACTGAAGAAGTTAACATCATCAGAGAAGAATTGACTGATAGAACTGACGCATATCTTGAGTACGTTGCTCAAGAGTGGTTAGAAGATAACCAACTCTCAGTCGAGCACGGACTCAAAACTGAAATGACAGAATCATTCCTCACTGGAATGAAGAGTCTTTTTGAAGATCATTATGTAACAATCCCTGAAGACAAATATGATGTGCTTAATAGCATGGTAGACAAACTTGATGAGATGGAAGATAAACTCAACGAGCAAATCGATAAGAACGTTGCTTTAACAAAAAGATTATCAGAATCAACTGCTGATGTAATCTTAGCGGATGTAGCCGAAGGACTTGCCCTTTCTCAAAAGGACAAATTAACTTCTCTTGCCGAAAGTGTTGAGTTTGATAGTGAAAAGAGTTATCGTGAGAAACTAGTAACATTAAGGGAGTCTTACTTCCCAAGCAACGCTAGTGCTCCAAAAGACAAGTCTGAGAACCTATCTGAAGGAACTGCATCTGAACCACAGAAGCAAGTAACTGGAAGAATGGAAGCATATATGCAATCTCTTGGACGTATGTCTAAGTGATTTTAAATCATAAAATCAAACAAAAACAATTTTAAATAGGTAAAACTAAAATGCAAGTCCCTTTAAATAACGAGGCACTGCAGGAGAAGTGGGCACCTCTTCTAGACCATGATGGTGTAGCTAAGATAACTGACCCACATAAAAGAATGGTTACTGCCGTTCTCCTGGAGAACCAAGAACAAGCAATTAGAGAAGAAAGAGAATTTCTATCTGAAGCAGTTCCAACAAACAGCTCAGGTTCAACTGGTGGTCCTAGTGGCGTAGCAGGTTTCTCTGCTGGTGCTGCTGCTGGAGGTCCTGTTGCAGGTTTCGATCCTGTATTAATCAGTCTAATACGTCGTTCAATGCCAAACTTGGTCGCATATGACCTAGCAGGTGTTCAACCAATGACTGGTCCTACTGGATTAATCTTCGCAATGAGATCCAGATTCACTAATACAAGTGGAACTGAAGCTCTATTCGATGAAGCAGATACTTCATTCTCATCTGTTGGTGTTGGAGACACATTAGGAAACTCATATGTTTCAGGATCTGACGGAGAAAACGTTGGTTTCGGTACAACATCTTCCACAGCACAGGGAAATAATCCTGGCACACTTAACCCATCAACTAGTGCAACTCAGAGAGATTATGCAGTTGGTCAGGGTATGGATACACAGAAGGCAGAAGCACTAGGTACTAGTGGTTCACCTGCTTTCCAAGAAATGGCATTCTCAATCGAGAAGGTCACTGTTACTGCTAAGTCCAGAGCACTAAAGGCAGAGTATAGTTTAGAACTTGCTCAAGATCTTAAGGCAATTCATGGTCTAAATGCAGAAGCAGAATTAGCAAACATTCTTTCAACAGAGATTCTTGCTGAAATTAACAGAGAAGTTATCAGAACAATCTATAAGGTTGCTGAAACTGGTGCACAAGAAAACGTTGCTAACACAGGTATATTCGATTTAGACATCGACTCAAACGGTAGATGGTCTGTTGAGAAGTTCAAAGGTTTGATCTTCCAAATCGAAAGAGATGCAAACAGAATTGCACAGAGAACTCGTAGAGGAAAGGGTAACATGATCCTTTGTTCTGCAGACGTTGCTTCAGCATTAACAATGGCTGGTGTATTAGATTACACTCCTGCACTTAATGCAAACTTAAACGTTGATGACACAGGTAACACATTTGCTGGTGTTCTTCAAGGTAAGTACAGAGTATACATCGACCCATTCTCTGCTAACTCACCAACTAATAACGGTAGTCAGTACTACGTTGTTGGTTACAAAGGTTCATCACCTTATGATGCAGGACTGTTCTACTGCCCTTATGTACCATTACAGATGGTAAGAGCAGTTGGAGAGAACTCCTTCCAGCCAAAAATTGGCTTCAAGACCAGATATGGTATTGTTGCTAACCCATTTGCAGAAGGTAATGTCGACAACCAAGGTCTTGGTCGTATCAAAGCTGACTCTAACAGATACTATCAGAGAGTTACAGTTAAGAACCTCATGTAATAAATATCTCGTTCGAGATATCCAGAGACTCCTTCGGGGGTCTCTTTTTTTATGTCAAGATCTCCTAACAATAAATATGTTACAGGAGGCTAAGACAAATGTTACATATTAATTTTAATTGGGAACCACCAGAAGTTCCAGAATACGATCCAGAAATCCATAATCCAGAGAAGGTCTTTGCCTTTCTGTGTTATCGTGGAGTTCATTATGCAAAATGGGTAGTTCTAGATGTTTTCAATGTTGGGAGTTGGGATCTCAAAAATCCTAGAAAGGGGGAATAATCCTCCTTTTTTCATGTCTAAATAATTAAAAAACTAATGAAATCGTATAAAAAGTTTTTTGAAGATGTTGATAAACCAGAAGGACAACCGCAATCCAAAATAGAAGTTGCGAGGCAGAGGTTTGCTGCGATCAGAGATAAAGCAAAAGAACTAAGAAAAAATAAAAATACTTCAGGTAAAAGTGGCGAAGCAAAATTTAATACTCAAAAAGCAAAATTTGGAACAATGCATAAAAATGAGGAGGAAAAATAATGCCATATCATATTCAAAAAACTAGTATATTAGGCACATCTGTTCCCGAAAATGGAATTGAATATTACACAGAAGATGATTCATGGACAAATACTTATGCGAATAGAAAAATATATACAAATAAATCTGATGCTGATGCTCAAAAAGCAACTACCGTAACTTCGAATTTAGGCATCACATACCAACCACTTTGGTGGAAAAACAGTACAGTTGTTGAAGAATAATGGCAAGAGCATTCGCAAATCAAATAGAAAATCGTAATTTTTTATCTCCAATTGGATTTAAATTTACTTTGGCAAAGGAACCTAAAGTTAGTTTCTTTTCAAATTCTGCTATCATACCAGATATTACTTTAGGAACTGCGATTCAACCAGCATACTTAAAAGATATTGATATACCTGGTGACAAATTACAGTACAGTGATTTCTCTTTTAGATTCTTAGTTGATGAAAGTTTAGAAAATTACATGAAGATTCATAACTGGTTGAAAGGATTAGGATATCCAGAAACAACGGAACAGTTTAAAAAAGCAACTACAGATGAGGATGGACTTAGGGATAGAGAAGAAATATACAGTGATGGTAGTTTACATATTTTAAATAGCAGTTATAATAGTATAGCAATAGTTAAATTTTCTCAACTTTTTCCTATAAATTTAACCTCTTTGCAATTCGAAGCTACAGATACGGATGTCAACTACTTTACAGCAGAGGTCACTTTCAAGTATACTGTATATAACATTGTTGAACCTGACGGAAGAACTCCTTTATGAACCTTGACCAAATTCAGGAAATGTGGGAACGTGACGCAACCATTGATCCTGATAACCTACATGATGAATCTTTAAAAATTCCACAACTCCATTCAAAGTATTATACAATCTATAATACGATTACATTGCTGCGAGAAAAAGCGAGAACTTCTCATAGTAAGATAAAATTAGAGAGATTTAATTACTACACAGGCAAAGCACCAGCAGAGGTGTATGCCGAAGAACCATTTCCGTATAAGGTTAGAGAGAAAGATGCCATACAGAGGCATTTAGATGCTGATGAGAAGTTATCTACTATAGATCTCAAGATTAGATATTATGATACCACCTTAAAATTTCTTGAGGAAATTATACGAGCAGTATCAAATCGTACATATCAAATCAAAAATGCCATAGAATGGCAGAAGTTTCAATCAGGATTCTAATGATAAGAGAACTAGTAAAACCAGAACATCAACTATTTCATCATCGAATTGATTCATGTAGTTATAAATTAGATCGTCAATTTTTATCCAATACATTAGTTGAAAATATGATACATTACAACGGTATTGGTATATCTGCAAACCAAATTGGTATATGGGAAAGAGCATTTGCTATGATAAGAGATTTAGAACATAATGAAATAATAGTATGCTTCAATCCTCGTATTGTTAAATCATATACTGAAGAAGTTGAAATGGAAGAGGGTTGTTTATCCTATCCAGACCTTTTTTTAAAAGTTAAAAGACCAGATAAAATCATTGCAAAGTATGAAGATGTTAATAAAAAAACTCATAAAATTAAATTGCAAGGTCTTGCATCAAGAGTGTTTCAACACGAATATGACCATATGGAAGGTATAGATTTTACTCAGAGAAAGGTGAATAAATAGTTAAAATTATAGAGATGTGATGTCTCACTTAGTGATTAGTAAAAGAAATGAAGTTCATTTAAAGGTAAAATCAGAGCCACATGTTTATTATGAGCTTTCTGATTACTTCACTTTTGATGTGCCTGGTGCAAAATTTATGCCTCAATATCGAAACAAATATTGGGATGGGAAAATTCGTTTATTCAGTAATCATACAGGGGAAATTTATGTAGGATTGCTTGATAAACTAATACAGTTTTGTAAGGATCATGAATATACATACGAATTTAAAGACAATGAATATTATGGTTTACCATTTGAAGTAAACGAAGGAATATCTAGAGAAGGTGTAAGTGATTACATGAGTGCTATTTGCAAACATTCACCCAGAGAGTATCAGATCGACGGAGTATACGACGCTCTAAGACATAATAGGAAGTTATTGATATCTCCAACTGCTTCAGGAAAGTCCATGATGATATATTCGATTGTTCGATATTTCGTTGAAAGAAATCAAAATACATTGATAGTTGTTCCGACGACTTCCCTTGTAGAACAGATGTATAAAGATTTTTCAGATTATGGCTGGGACGTTGGGTCATTTTGTCACAAGATTTATGCGGGTAAAGAAAGAGAAACTGACTCTCAAGTCATTATTACAACATGGCAATCAATATATAAACTTCCAAGAAAATATTTTGAAAGATTCAATGTTGTAGTTGGTGATGAAGCTCATCAATTTAAATCGAAGTCATTAATATCTATAATGACAAAATTAGGTAATGCAAAATATCGATACGGATTCACAGGGACTCTTGACGGAACGCAGACACATAAGTGGGTTCTTGAGGGATTGTTTGGTCCTTCCTATAAAATCATAAAAACTGACGAGCTCATGAAGAAGGGGCATCTTGCTAAACTGGATATCAATGTGCTTCTATTGAAACACCCACCGAATAAGTTTGAAACATTTGAAGAAGAAGTTCAGTATATTATAGGTCATAATCGTAGAAATAACTTTATTAAAAATCTTGCTCTTGATCTTAAAGGAAATACTTTAATACTATTTGCAAGAGTTGAGGCTCATGGACAACCTCTTTACGAACTAATAAATAATAACAACCTTATAGAAGAAAGAAATGTCTTTTTTATTCATGGTGGAGTGGGTACCCAAGACCGAGAGAAAGTTCGAGAAATCACTGAGCAAGAGAGCAATGCTATTATCGTTGCCTCTTACGGAACCTTTTCTACCGGAATTAATATCAAGAATTTACACAATATAATATTTGCATCCCCTTCTAAATCAAGAATACGTAATTTGCAGTCAATCGGAAGAGTGCTTCGAAAGAGTGATAAGAAAGAAAAGGCAACACTATACGATATAGCTGATGATATTAGTTACAAGTCAAGAAAAAATTATACTCTAAATCATTTAATTGAAAGGATTAAAATTTATAATGAAGAAAATTTCAATTATGATATAAAAAATATACCTTTGAAGAAGTGATGGATAATCAAATTATTGTATTTGATGATATTATTAATGTAGAATATCAAGAAAAAATAAAAAATATTTTACTGGGTGATGAAGTTCTTAGTGATATAGGTGAGTTCCCATGGTATATTACAAAAGATGTAACCAATGATAATCTAGATAATTCTCAACAAAGACCTGGATTTTTTCATGCACTGGTAAAATATAATGAAAATGGTGATAATCATTTAGGGAATGTTTCAAGTTTATTTCATGAATTATTTTTACAGTTAATAGAAAACTCATGTGAAAAATTAAATATAAAGGAAGTTGATGTGTATCAGGGTAGATCATTTTTACAATTACCTTTATTTTCTAAAAAACCAAGTGTTGATACTCCTCATACGGATCTCTTTGAAAAACATTTTGTAATGTTATATTATGTTATGGATAGTGATGGTGATACGATCATATACAATGAAACAGAAAAATCAGACAATTACACAATAAAACAAAAAGTCACACCAAAACAAGGAAGGGTTGTTTTGTTTGATGGATCTTTATACCATACAGCAGAACAACCTATAAATAATCTTAGATGCATTATAAATTACGACTTGGTATAATGGGAGAAGAATTTTACGCTATCATTAAATTAGTTTCTGGAGAAGAAATTTTTTCTCTAGTAATATCTGATGAAGTAAATGATGAGACCGTGATTGTTCTTCAAAGTCCTGTTATAATTAATATGTTTACAAGTCATGAAGGATCTTATTTAAAGGTTAAACCATGGGTTGAATTAAGTGATGAAGATTTTTTTATTATAAAAATGGATAAAATAATTTATATTACTGAATCAAAAGATCAAAAATTAATTAATGTATACAATGATTACATATCTAATCCCGATGAGATTGATATGAAAATAAGTAATAATCGTATAAAACCAGACTCTTCTATGGGTTATATTTCATCTGTTAAAGATGCCCGAAAGAGGCTTGAAGATATATTTAAAGGATTGAAAGAGAGCTAATATATCCCTTTAAACCTCACAAAGGTTATTGTACATATACTTTACGAACTTGTCAAGTATGTTAATTTATGTTATACTATATTTAACTTGAGAGAACTCATGCCAAGAAAAAAGACAGAACATTACGTAAATAACAAAGAACTTTTAGAGGCAATGATTGTTTATAGGACTAAAGTTTTAAAAGCAAAAGAAAAATATGTTAAAAAATATAAAGAAGATCCACCAAAGACAAAAGCTTGGGAGGGTAAACCACCAATACCTAATTATTTGGGATCTTGTTTTCTAAAAATTGCTACACACTTATCATATAAACCAAACTTTGTCAACTATATGTTTCGTGAGGATATGATATCTGATGGTATTGAGAATTGTGTTCAGTACATTAACAACTTTAATCCAGAAAAATCAAGAAATCCATTTGCCTATTTTACTCAAGTAATTCATTATGCATTCCTAAGAAGAATTCAAAAGGAGAAAAAACAATTAGATATTAAAACAAAGATCATTGAAAAGAGTGGTTATGATGAAGTGATGACTGTAGATGATAGTGCTATCTCTGGTAGTAGTTCTGATTATAATACAATAAAAGATAATATTCAGTATAAAAATAGTAATAGATGAAAGTAGCAATTATAACGGATACTCATTATGGGGCACGTAAAGGTTCAAAACATCTTCATGACTATTTTGAACTATTCTATAAGAATATCTTTTTTCCTTCCTTAGAAGAGCATAAGATAG